ACGATGTCAAAGAACTCAATTCTTCCCTTTTTCCGGGATTGTTTGATTAATATTAATTTGTCCCGATTTTAACGGGACACTAATGGAAACATATATACGACACGACAGCATGAGCAACCTTGTTCTATCATCCTTTTGCAATGAAATTGTCCAGATTTCAATGTAGAATGATAAGCCAAATGCTCATTCTAAATATGTTCTTCCATCGTGGAATTGCCACAAAATTAGAAAAAAGCACGTTGATAAACAAGGATATTGTCTATTATATTGGTTTACAGATGTTTTTACTTTAAAATTTGAAGATAGGTAGAAAATCCAACTCTGCCCATATAAGAGCAAAATTTTCAGATTTCCTACCTGTAACAGATTTAGAAGCTAAGACATTCGTAAGTATTCAAAAGTTCTTCCTGTCTTAGTCCAAGATACCTTTTAGTAATGGCAATACTTGAATGGTTGAAAAGTTCCATGAGCTTTACTAAAGCCAACTCTGAATTTTCACTGTTCATGTTATAAACCTGTCTGCCAAAAGTTTTTCTAAGAGAATGACAGCTAAAGTTACCTATATGCAACCTGTATTTCTTTTTCAGTTCTTTCAGTATAATGTTTATTCTTTGTACTGAATAGATTGTATCTTTCTGACTAATATAGGTGCATTGATTCCTGTTGGTCTGATAGACTTGTAACATTCAGATATATGCCTTTGGAATTGTGGGTTTATACGGATAGTTCTTTTCTTTCCTATTTCCTTTTCTATTATGGTGAACTCACTTGTATTTAGAATCTGATTCTATCTTAAAGAAAGAATGTCACCTATCCTTAAACCAAAGAAACAACCTAAAGCTATCAATAAACTCATGTTGTAGTTTCCATCCTTATAAAGTTTTCTGATAAGGTTCATAGTTTCGTTCCATGCCAAGAAGTCAGCCGTTGTATTACTGTATTTCAAACTCATAACATTTACTTTTGGGGGGATAATAAAAGTGAATGTCCGCTGTAACTAATTGAATAATAGCGAAACATTCACTTTGTGCAGAAGTGAATATTATAAAATAAGGACACCCGACTAAAATATTGAGTGCCCTTATTTATGCTACAGCATTCCTTCATCAGTAATGATGATATGATCTAAGACTTTTATTCGCATAAGCTAGGCTGCATCCGTTACCTGTTTAGTCAGTCTTATATCCTCTGTACTTGGCTTTAAATTTCCACTTGGATGATTATGTGCCAGAATTAAAGCTACGGAATTAGTAAGTAATGCAGCTTGTATAATTAATCTGACATCAGCACAGGTTTCTGTGATTCCTCCCTCTGAAATAAGGGTATATCCTAAAATCTGGTTAGCTTGATTTAGGGATAGGACTTTGAAATATTCCTTGTAGCATATCGTTCCTTTCTTTTATGTGGGAAGCATAGATTTATAAGCATCCTCTACAGGTTACTTTTTGCTGATTCTTGAATTTGGGTTTATAAGATAGCTTGACTTCTCCTACTTTATAGTCTATATTCATAATTGTAATGTTTAATGGTTGGTAGAAATAAAAAAGGACAACTAACTTAATAGCTGCCCTTTCTTCAATTTAGTAATATGTGACGGTTTGTTATTTCTTGGAATAATGGTATCTCATAGAGAATATATAAACCTCTATTATGTCATCATGCACGGAGTAAACAATTCTATGCTCTGCATTGATTCTTCTTGACCATTTTCCTGCCAGTTCATATTTAAGCGGTTCTGGTTTTCCTATTCCAGTGTATGGGTGTGCGGCAATATCTTCCAATAAGGTTTTGATTTTATTCAATATTGCTTTGTTCCCACTTTGGGTAAAGTATAGGTATTCTTTTCGTGCCTGTTCTGATAATGTTATTCTGTACATGCTGCCCGTTTTAAGAAATCTTCTATGCTTTCACCTTCATTTTGGGATATAGAATTACCGTTCTTAATATCCTCTTCACCTTTATGTATTGCTTCCATTGTATCGGGTGACGACATGATGTACTCCGTTTCCTTTAGAGAGTTATATTCATCCAGAGAAATCATTACTACTCCTTTGCCATTCCCACGATTAACAACTACGGTATCATAATCGTCAATGACCGCATCAATGTAGCTTTTCAAATTGGCTCTTAAATCTGTGTAATTAGCTGTTCTCATAAATCCTCCTTTGTTACAATACAAAGGTATGTACTTATTTGCGTACTTGCAAACATAAGTGGTTAATTATTCGATATTTAAAAATATGTTACCTATAAAGAACGCTCTTTCTTGCAATAGTGTGTAAAATATTGTATGAGTTTAGGCAAGCATAATGTCAACAACCATAGTTAGATTAAAACAAAAAAGCATTGACAATCATCAGATTATCAATGCTTTTTACCAGTCGGGGTGACTGGATTCTATTACCAAAAGTTTAGCGTCTTATCTATTTGATTATCAATAATGTTCTATAATTTATTGTGCAGCTTATAATATCGTTTTGTCCCGATATTGTCCCGGATTACGATATATAAAAATCCTGAGTACAAATGACTTACAAATGCACTCAGGACTTAATTTTTTTTAATTCCTCCTCGAGCTGGGATACTTTATCGCTGAGATATTTATTCTTTTCGCGCTCTTCATTCAGCATTCGTATTAGCAAGGATACGTCCTCGCCATTAGCCTTATTAACTATGTCCCCATCGCCGGTTATTAGCCATATAAGATTTATATGGGGATATGTGCGAGATATGTACCGCAGCATTTCAGGTGATATATAGTCCTTCATTTGTCGGATATACTCACGGCTCATACCACTATCTTCTGATAACTTGTTGGCTGATAGTCCCAATTCAGCGCATATTTGCAGCATTCGTTCTTTTAGCTCACTATTAGTCTTCTTATTTCCCATCTGTTATATACTGTTAATGCGAAATATTTATCGCATAAATGCTTTGATATGCGAAAAATACTACGCATATTTGCGTGACGAAAGTTTTCTGACGTGACGAAAATAGTAAAAAAAGATTCAGTTACGTCCATTATTAACTAAAATCTTGAAAAAATGGTATTTACTGACATCAAGTCCCAGCCAAATGAGCGAACACAACTTGTGAAGCTGCTCATGGAGAAAACACAGACATCTGAGTCTGTGGTGTACAGGTGGTTATCTGGACAGATTACTCCACCGCCACTTAAACAAAAAATTATATCTGAAGTATTAGGTCGTCCCATTGAAGAATTATTTCCTAAAAGCCATGATTGATTTTGCAAATATCGAATTCTATAGCACTCCTGAAGGGGATGTGATGGTTAAGCCTATGAACGGACCGGTTAAGGTGTTACAAGAAACAGACCGGGAGATTATTCAATCTATGTTGCAACTAATTAATGACAGATACCCGGGTGCATTTGCAGCCTTATCTGAATTATATTCACGAAGCAGCATGAACCGTTCCTACTATGAGTATATGATGGTTCACCGTTTCTGCAGGTGTAACTTCGGTTCATTTGATACGCTCCAGCTGGATATTGACTTGCGAGGAAATCTGCATATCGAGCAGGTGTCATGCCCGTTACGAAACACAGCTGACTGTAAGTTGTGTGGTGTAGTTTGTTCCCCGGTTCTCAATACTAAGCTGACTACTCAAGAGCAAAATATCCTTGAGTTGATAGCTTCAGGTATGACTAACCAGCAGATAGCAGACGAAATGAATATTTCTGTATTTACCGTGATCCGGCATCGCAACAATATGAGAGCTCGACTGGGTGTAAATAATACTGCAGAACTTATCTCGTGTTATAAATCTATGAATGGTTAAACTTAAACTTTAATGATATGATAACAGAAGGCGACCCGTTAATTCCGCGAAAGGTAGACCTCGAAAAGAATCCTTCCGGTACTGAATTGAAAATAGAACGGCAGCGGGAACTTGAAAAGAATGGTAGGTATGTAGCGATACCTGGTGACAAAACCCATACCAGGATATTCGTTAAAAACGGGGAAGATGCTTCCCGTAAAATTGCCGCTTACCTAAAGAGAATTAAAGATAGACCTAATATGTGGAATTAATTATGAATTATGAGAAAGAAAAAATATTTATAGAATACATAACTAACTTGTATAGTACTGATAAAAGTTATGAGAGTATTGGTAAAATAATTAAGGGCGTAAAATCATTCCTTGAAAGTGATTATCAGGTAAACCGTAAAGGATATAGGGCATATATCAGAGAGAATGCTGTTGAATTATCTGATAAACCATACATTAAAGATGCTCTATGTGGGTTCCTTAATTATCTTGGTATTGGGTACTCTCGTACACGAAAGGAGAAAACCGTTAAACCTTTGGAGAAGCTAAGCGATGTTTCCGATAAGAATATGAAACTGATGAACGATTTTATCTATTACCTTACACAGGATGAAGATTACTCTCCACACACTCTGGAAATATATTCTTTTTCAATTAAGAAATATTTCGAATACGCCAACGAGGTATCGGTTGACAATTACAAGCGTTTTGTGCGGATGCTGGAGGATGAGGGTTTGTCTCCCAGAACAATACGCCTGCGTATTACCGCACTTGAACGTTTCAGCAAATGGATGAAGAAGCCGATAGAGTTGAAGCGCCCAAAGTTCAAGAAAGAGTTGAATACGGAGAATGTTCCGACGGAAGCCGAATACAACCGGCTGCTTGAATATTTGAAAACTTGTCCTAATCGGGATAGGTACTTCTTCATCAAGATACTGGCTACAACTGGGGCGAGGGTAAGCGAGTTCTTTCAATTCAAATGGGAGGACATCCTTTCCGGCGAAGTCACTCTAAAAGGAAAGGGAAACAAGTACCGTAGGTTCTTTTTCAGCAGGCAGTTACAGGCAGAAGTAAAAGCATACGTGAAAGAGAGTCACAAGACAGGATATATCGCAATAGGTAAGTGCGGTAGGTTGACACAGCGAGGCTTGTGCCAGTCAATGAAAGACTGGGGCGATAAGTGCGGGATAGATAGATGCAAGATGCACCCTCATGCTTTCAGGCATTTTTTTGCAAAAATGTATTTGAAAAAAAACAATGACGTTGTGCAGCTTGCAGATATACTTGGTCATGGTAGTATTGATACAACAAGAATTTATCTACAAAAGAGTTATGACGAGCAAAAAAGAGAATTTAATCGCTCAGTTACGTGGTAGCGTAGCGAATTTGAAAGATATAACAGTTTCAGTAGAAGGCATAGATGTTTATGATGATACAGGTCATGTAGATACCGAATTTATTACAGATGCGCTTATTTGCGTCAATGAATTTATGTCAGTAAGTAACCTTGTAGTAAATACTATATCTACGCTGATTGCTCCAAATGTTGTTGAAGAGGAGAAGAAACAGGATGACCTGGGAAGTAAATGGAGCGTGGAGGAAATCCTCATGCATTGCACGCTTGAGGACAATGTTTTAAAACTTCCTCAAGTACACTTTAATAAGAAGTCCTATGCTGAAGCAAAGAAATGGATTGAAGAAGCAGGTGGAAGCTGGCAAGGCGGTAGGGTGCAGGGATTCACATTTCCATTCAATGCAGAACGAGTATTCAATATTCTTCATGAAGGTAAGCGATGCAATTTACAGCAGGACTTCCAGTTTTTTGCAACACCTCCAGAAGTAGCCGACTGGCTTGTTATGTTGGCCGGTGGCGTGCATGAAGATGAAAAGGTGTTGGAACCCAGTGCTGGTACTGGTGCTATCATAGATGCGATTCATCGAAGCTGTCCGGACTTAATTGTAGATTGCTATGAACTTATGCCGGAGAATAAGGAGATTCTATCGAAAAAGGATAATATACGTATTCTTGGAGATGACTTCACGAAGTGTGATGTTGCACGGTATGATAAGATTATAGCAAATCCACCATTTAGTAAAAATCAGGACATTCGGCATGTAAGGCGTATGTATGAGTGTTTAAATCCAGGCGGTGTCCTGGCTGCAATAACTGGTCCTCACTGGGAATTTGGAAGTGAATCTGAGTGTAAGGATTTCAGACAATGGCTAAAGGATAATGGAGGGTTTAAATACGAGATTGAAGCAGGCGCTTTCAAGGAAAGCGGTACTGGAACCAAGACTATAGCAGTGATAATAAAGAAAGATGAGTAAAACTAAAATGTATTACCTATTCCTGTTTGTGATGTATATCCTGCTTGGATAGGAGAAAGGATTATTGTTATATGGCAGATAATATTTTCACAGATGAACAGTTATACCTAATCAGAGATATTTTTGGTGATGTTTGTGCAAATCACGTTGAGCGGGGAGATATTGATTGTGCTGAAGAAGAATTAGAAATAATCAATGCCATTCAGCGTCATTTTGACGACCCCGAATATGTGAATACGGAACACTTTGTACAAGAAGATGGGGGCTCCTGGAGTGAAATTCCTGACTATAAACCAATAAATAATATAGATTGATTATGGCATGTAATTGTTTTGAAGAAGCTAAGGAGAAAGTGAGAGAGGCCACAGGTGACCCCCATGCAATGATACGAGGTGTATTTACGCCTATTAATGGAAAGATACGTTTACTTCCTTCTATAGAGGTTTTATATCGAAAGAAAAAGAAGGATGGTACCTTTTGTAAAAGTCAAAGCAGTATTGAATTAACTTACCAGTTTTGCCCTTTTTGTGGGAAGAAAATTATAGAAGAAGAGGAATAGTCATGACAGATCGCACAAAAAATACAAATCCGGAAATATCGGCCGAGATAGCCGGTATCGGTTATCTCTCTCCAAGGGGAGAAGAGCTGAAGGAGGTAGCTCGGATGGAACTTGGTTTTGTCCGGGAACATATTCACAATTACACAGAGAATGAACGGATATTTATTCTTGAGGTGCTTTCTCGAGATATAGCAGGAATTTTATTAGATGGTGACATATAAAGACATACCTACTGAATACGACCGTATTTCAGAATTGAACCGAAGATTGCGTGCTAAGCACAAATTCTTCATAAAAAAGAAAAACCATGACAAGAAAAAAAGATAGTGTAAAACTGAATAGATTGCACCTGGTAAAACGCCGTAGGATGCAAAAATATCATGCTCGTAAGATTATCCGGGCGTTTGCCCCTTACGAAGCGGAAGACGATATATGGATGAAAATCACCCGACTTTTCCTGAACAATGGACTGCATGGGCGAGTCAGGTTGGAGATAGTTACTAAAAAATAGTCCTTTTGCAGCAACTTTCTAATTTTTTCCTTTGCAAAAAATAACCAGAATATGAGCCAATATATAACCAAAGATAACACTGACAGAATCAAAAGAGCTGCCGAGGGGCATGTCTTGGAAGTCATTAGAGACTTCCAGGACATGGAAGAGCAAAAAGGGTACGATTACCGGGGTAAATGCCCGGTATGTGGTAAGAATACGTTCAATTACAATTCTAAGAAAGAACTATATGGGTGCTTCAATAAATGTAATGTCGGCGGTCATGACGCCCTCACTTACCTGATGAAAGTACAGAACATGGCGTTCAACGATGCGCTATTGTATCTGGCTAAACGATTTGGGGTGGATATTACCTCTTCTCCTGTTCCTGCGAAACCAAAGATAACAAAACCCAAACAAGGTTCTAAAGAGCTTAAGGGGCTGGACGCTTCTTCTTATTGTGTTGCTATGCTTCAGGGTTCAGGACTTACCATGGACGATGTGGTAGCACATGTCTTTGATTCCACCACTAACCGTACAGTGACATTATCCCATACCTTCAGCAAAGGTACGGTCAATTCCAAAGGTGACATCGACTTGAAAGGCGATGATGTAATTATCAAGTATTATGACCTCGAGGGGAAACCTGTTACTTATGAACAGAAAGACGCAAAGGGCAAACCAACCGGCAAAATGCGCGAATACTTCCGTGTTCGCTGGCAGTACCCGGAGGAACACCTGGATAAGGAAGGCAAACCCTTCAAGTACCGTTCACCTTATGGGGGCGGTACTCCGATATACATTCCGGACAAAATCCGTCAGCTTTATAACAAAGGTGAACACCTGCAGCGACTCTTCATCCAGGAAGGTGAGAAGAAAGCAGAAAAAGCCTGTAAGCATGGCATGTATTCGCTGGCTATATCCGGAATACAGAACATTGCCTGCGGTGGCCGCCTTCCTGAAGACCTGATTCGAATCATTGAGAAATGTCATGTCCAGGAAGTGTTTTTCATTATGGATTCCGATTGGAATGACCTTTCGGCCAACATACGTATCAATGACCAGGTAGAGAAGCGTCCGCGTAATTTCTACTATGCAGCGCGTAACTTCCGTGACTATATGGGTTCTCTCCGGAACAGAGAACTCTACGTGGAAATCTATGTCGGCCATGTGCAGAAAAACGAGCAAAACGAAAAGGGCATTGATGACCTGCTGGCTGGTTCCCTTCAGGGTAAGGAACAGGAGTTGATGGCCGACTTCGACCAGCTGATTAATGAAAAGAACCTGACCGGCAAGTATCTTCAGCTTTTTCGTATTTCGGCATACACTGACCATAAGCTGTCTACGTTATGGGGCCTTGATTCGGTTAAGCATTTTGCCGAAATGCACAAGGATGTGCTGTCACGTCTTCCGGAGTTCCGCTATGGCTCACACCGATGGCGTATCAATGAATCCGGGCAGCTTGAGTCTGCCCAGGCGATTGAATCTGACGAAATGTTCTGGGAAGCGGTGGAGAAGTCCCGCCGGAGCGGTGATACTTACACGGAATATGAGTTCCGCTATGTACCCAGCCGTCGGTTTCTGCAGAACCGTGGCTTTGGCCGCTTCCGGAGACTAGATGGTTCTTTCCAGTTCATCCGGCTGGAGCAGCCATTTGTACGTGTAATCGAGGCTTCAGAAGCCCGCGACTTCCTTTTTGAGTTTGCGGAAAACAACTGTTCTGAAGCTATTAACGAAATGCTGTCTAAGGGTGTGACACAGTATGTAGGGCCGGATAAATTATCCCTGCTGCACTTCATTTATCCTGACTTCCTTCATCCGGTAGGTTCCGAACAGATATTCTATTTCCAGAAAAACTGCTGGCGTGTGACGCAGCATGAAGTGAAGGAGCTTGGATACGAGTCAATCACCCATCATGTATGGGCAGAACAGCGACGTGATTTCCCGGCAAAATACCTTGGCCGCCCACTGATCACCTTCACCGGGCATGATGACACGCTGGACTATACCTTGTCTCCGGAAGGGAAGACCTGCCATTTTTTGCAGTTCCTGATAAATACCAGCAACTTCACTTGGCGCAAAAGAGAAATGGAGATTGAGTCGGAGGAATTACTCGAGAATCGAAAACATCTGCTGGCCAAACTCTGTGCGATTGGTTATATGGCAATGGAGTACAAGGATGTATCCGTTAACCGCGCGGTCATTGGTATGGACGGCAAGCAATCAGAGGTGGGAGAATCAAATGGGCGTTCCGGTAAATCGCTTATCGGTGTACTGATGAAGCATATTCTTCCTTCAGCTTACGTGAACGGGAAGCGGAAAGATTTGCTGGAGGACCAGTTCGTATGGAACGACGTGGTGGAGAATACCAAACTAGTATTCATTGACGACGTGCTGATGAACTTTAATTTCGAGCGTCTTTTCCCAAATCTTACAGGAGATTGGACAGTCAATTACAAGGGCGGCCGCCGTATTACATTTCCATACGAGACTTCCCCAAAGATATACATTGCCACTAATCATGCCATCCGGGGTGAAGGTGCTTCTTTCACAGATCGTCAATGGCTGTTGGGGTTCAGTGATTTTTACAACGACACCCATAAGCCGATAGATGACTTCGGATGCAATTTCTTTACGGAATGGGATTTTGAACAATGGAACTTGTGCTGGAATCTGGTAGCTAATTGCGTGCAGCTCTACCTTCAGTTTGGAGTCGTACAGGCACCGCAGGAGCGTTTGATTGAACGTAGGTTACGTCAGGAAATCACTGAGGTATTCATTTCCTGGGCAGATGAATACTTCAGTGCAGATTCTCACTTGAATGTCCGTCTGGTTCGTAAGACACTGTATGATGAATACTGCAACTATGATCCGAACATGCGCAAGTTTTCTAATTCTCCTACTGAGTTCAAGAAGAGATTGCTGAAGTATTGCCAGTTCCGCGGCTACATCTTCAATCCCCAGAAGCTGGACCCGGTGACCGGGAAGCCTTGCAAGTTTGACGCCCGTTCAGGTAATCCTATCCTGGACGATAAGGCAGGCGGTGTGGAATATTTTACCATTGGTACACCTGAGTACTATACATCTTCTGAATATGCGCAGCAAAAGGCTGTGAATAATAATGATAGCAGAATTTCTTACTGATGAACAATGATTTATCAAAATATCGATTGAATGATGACTCCGAGCTGGACGTATACCGTAAAGATATGGTAAGGTTCGTCCAGTTCCAGGAAGAAGTATATAATATGCTTGACGGACTGGCACCGGGCGATACTATCAGCGTCTGTGAAGTGGTTGTTCCAGAAAGTATTGATGTGTTTATTAAGGTAGCCTGCCAGTACATATACTATCACCAGCACGATGACATAAGTATGGATAAGATTGAATTTTCGGCAGATTATCGGAAAATATACAGAAGACCAGGCTACGTAAAACCTGTTCATTTAAGCAGACATTTCTACTCAAAGTAGGTATGCGATACCCCAATTTATTACTCTATAAAGTTACGATTTTTTCAGCTAACTACCAAATAAATAGCAAATTATATGAGCAAAAAAAGCAACAAAATAATGACCTGCATCAGTCCGGATAATAACCAGCGTACGAACATGGTTTGCGAGCTGGCCATGCGCTGCCGGTTGGCTACCATCAGGAGCGATGCCAGGAAGATTCTGAAGCATTCCGTATATGACATCGAACTCTCAGAGGCCTATTATGTGCTGGTAGATGACTTTAATTTCCGCGAAAGCCCATCCACGACCCAGCGTCTATACGAGCTGGCCGCACGAGGTATTGCGGTGATAGTTGGGTGCCGAAAGCTCCCCCGCGAATTCGAATTCTTATGCGATACATATTACCCTGAGCATTTGATGTAAACAACAGTCGAAACATTTATTGAAAACCATAGTCGAAGCATTTTCCTGGCGTACTGTACGCACTCTGTGCGTGCGGTGCGCCATTTGTTTTCCCCTGTCCGGCTTTTCCCCTCTCACCCCTTTTTTAGATAGATTAAGAATTGGTGTGCATTTGTGCGAAAAAGCGGAATACGGCATATAATAATATTCTTTTTTTTATTTTTTTTAAGGCTGTAAATATACCCTTATTTATTTTAGAAAAAAAATTGTGCAATCGTGCAGAATGAATTTTTATTCATTTAATTAATTGATATTCAAAATGTTTTGTCTGCACTCTTTTTGCACTATTCCGCACTTTCCGTACTTTCTCACGAAAAATGCACGAAAGTACCAGCGCACTCGATTTTGTACGGGTTTTGTGCGGAAATAGTACGGTTTTTATATGTTGATAATCAGATAGATATGATTTTTTAAGGCTGTTTGTGCACTCAAGCACGAATTTTAGACCTATCTATAGGAAAGGTGGGTTGATATGTATGGTTTTATGCGAGATATTTACCGCATTATGGTTATCTTTGCGTAAAGTATATATAATTATGGACAGACCTTTCGTTATTATTGATTTGGCACCGCATCTTCAGGACTTTCTATACCATGAGCTGAAGCAGAACCGACGTACGGGTGAGCTGATGGCGGATGGTACACATGAGATAGGTCGCATGATCCAGGCAATGGTTACCATTACGGACCGACCAAGAAAGCAAGAGCTGGGGGAGAATCCTTTCCGGATAATTCTCCCTGTGCAGGAATGGAACCATGCCATATTTAGTGAGAATTTTATTTACATTCCAGAATGGAAGCAGAAGCAGCTGCGATTATTCATCGAAGCTCAGTTCAGGCTTCGTATCAAGGAATACTTCTTTGTTGGCTATTCGAAGGGGTACAAGCAGGATAAGATTATCCAGGCGTTTCTTCATAGCTATAATATCAAGAGAAATGCAGTTAATTACGACACTGTGAAAAAGTATGACTACCGTAATCGTCGTCGCATAACTACTGAGATTGCCAATGAACTTCAATTAAGCCTTTTTCCTTAATATTATTTCACACATTAATCTTTAATTGATTTTGCAGGTTCACGTGCAAAACTACTTAAACTTTAAGCAATTATGCAAAATAGAGAAAGTAAACGGGCTGCAATTTGCGGCGTGTCTTTTATCGCATTGTCTGAATCCACGGTGACTAATGTTCCAGGTGTATCACAGATTAAGGTATCGGGCATTTGGGACAAAATGAAATTTTCATCTGCTGAATTTAGCGAGCAGTTATCTTCTGATGGTACAAATTACGAGGTTAATCTCACAATTTCGTTTTCTGACTCTTCTCAAGAGAATCAGAGAGAAATAATGGCATGGATAGGAATCTATCTTTTAGTTCGGTTGGATTATACTGACGGCAATTCGAGGGTAGTTGGTACCGACCAGTTCCCGGTGGTGCTAAGCCTGTCAGGTGACGGTTCTCCCCATGCTTTACGATTAACATATAAGGGGCAGCAGCCGGAATCGAGCAAGTTTTTATAGTCCTTTTATGCGTGGTATAGTGCATCTACTTTTGTAGCAACGAAAAAACTATAATTACACTATGCATTTATCACACCTGTATTCTGCCATTATGCGTTCCCAATGGGCTATAGCCTTGCATGACGTGGAGTCATCGCACCAAATTCTGGAGCAGATTATTACTGGTTCCTTCGACAAGTCCGCAGAAGGGACGCTGGCAGATCGTAAACCTATCGAAGGTCAGGCTTACTCTAAAGAGATGAGCCGGACATCTTCTTTTGCCGGAGACCTTCCGGCTGATACCGTAGCAATTATTCCCGTACACGGTACCATGCTGAAGTATGGCACGTATTGCGCGTATGGTACTACCGAGATAGCCGATATGATATATGAAGCTGCCTCCAACCCGAATATATCTGGAATCATATTGGATATGGATTCCGGCGGTGGTTGTGTGGATGCCATCGCTCCATTGACCGCGGCGATTGAATTTGCGCGTAAAAATGGGAAGGCTACAATCGCATATTGCGATATGTGCGCTTCTGCCAACTATTACACGGCCATTTTCTGTGACGAGATTATCGCATCAAATACCATATCTTCCGAGTTCGGCTCAATCGGAGTAATGATGTCATTTCCCGATTATGCGAAGTATTATGAGAAAGAGGGTGTCAAGATACACACCATTTATTCCGATTTGTCCAATTATAAGAACGCTCCATTTGAAGCGGCCAAAGAAGGTAAATATGAACTTATCAAACGCGAAGAGCTGAATCCGCTGGCACAACGATTCCAGGATTCAGTGGTAGCACGCCGTGGGGAGAAATTAGACAAGTCAGTAGAGGGTATCATTTCCGGACGTATGTTCTATGCAGAGGACGCATTGACATACGGCCTGATTGATTCTATCGGTGATAAACAGTATGCAATTAACAGGGCGCGTGAAATCGCAAGAGACAACGCGGTTTCTGCCTATTTACAAACAAAAAACATAAAATAAAATGCGAAACAGAAATTTATTGTTGACGGTTACTGCCGTCATGTCGTTTCTGGGCATCTCTTCTTTTGCCAAGGATGCCGATGGCCGTTCCATTCTTTCTGCCGGTGATCAGCAGAAACTTACTGAAAAATGGGGAAAGCAATTTACGGATGCTTTCGTCAAGGATTTGGCTGAACTGGAGGAGAAAGAAGGGGTATCTGCCGAGGAATCGGTTAAAGGTGTAGCTGCTGAATATGAAGCCCAGTCAAAAAAGGATGCGGCTACCATTGCTCAGCTTCAGGATGATATTAAGAAACTGAAGGCTGAAAATGAAAAATTGGGTAAGTTACCAGGTGGAGGTGGTGTAGAGGTCACAAACGGAACAGATAGTAAGATGAAAAAGGAATTTAAGCCGGACATGAGTCTGATGCATAACAAGGCGTATTATGCAGCTGCTGCAGGTGATGTGTGGACAGGTGATTCTACCGTCGATACTAACGAGTTGAAAACTGAATTCGGAAAGTATGTTTCTTCGGATAAAATTTCCATTTTCAACAAATTGGTAGGCCCTATTTCCTGTACGGGTTATATGTCGACGATCATCACAGACAAATTTGAGGTTCGTGCCTCTCAGGCTGCCATTGACTCCGTGCTGCAGACATTTACTCCGCGTTTCACCCCGAAAGGCAAATCCAAATTTACTCCTATGACGATTAAGATGTACCCGATGAAAATCAACGTGTCCATCTATCCGTCAGACATTATCAACGATGTGTTGGGTTATTTGTATGATGAGAAGCTGGAACCGAAAGATATGCCGATTGTGCGTTATATTGTTGAACAGCTTATTCGTCCGAAATTGGATGAAGATCGCGAACTGGCATTATGTAAGGGACGTTACAAAGATCCGGTTGCATCTGAGGATTCGTTTACTCCAAACAAGGCTGAAGAAACTTGTGATGGCTTTGTCACACAGTTGTGTGATTTGAAGAAGGCTTCAGATACCGATGTGACTTGGCTGCTTAATGATACGGCAGAACTGGGTGAGGGCGAAGAACTCTTGAAGCAGATTGAACAGGCGGTAGACGAAGTAAGTCCGTTATACAAGAATAAAACCATGTTCATTCATGCGGACCCGGACTTGATTGTCAAGTACGGTCGTGCATATCGCGACAAATATCCGACTACTAAAAATGAAGACGGAGAAAAAATCAAGGTCGATTTTTCTCGCTTTACTTTCGGCCCGATTGAAGGAATGCGTGGTACCGGAGCGTTCTTTATTACACCGAAAGAAAATTTCAAACACCTTATGTCAAGAGACCCGAAAACCATGGGCTTGAGAATGACTTCTGATGATTATCAGGCTAAGGTGCTGGGTGAGTGGCGCGAAGGTACCGGTTTCTGGATCAAGGAAGCTATTTTTGCGTATTTGCCTACTGCATTGGTGGATGAACTGGCACCTGCAGAACTGGGTGTATAATTATAGGAGGTATTGAATATGGCAGAAACTTTAGTTTCAGTTAAAAAAACAAGCTCTTCGGCCGGTAGACCGAAGGGAAAGAAGCATTATGTGATTCTCTTCCGTTGGGAAGATGTAAAAACCTTTAAGAAAGATACTGATGGTATTACGGTGACTGCTTTTGCCTTTGCAGAAGGTAAAAAACCGATTGCTGTCTATGGTACATCCAGTACCATTAAATCATGGGATACTCTGACTGGTTCTGCAGACGCTAAGGGGTACTTGCATCATACAGCGTGGGAGTCACCAGGAGACACTAAAGAAATGGCGGTTTGCCGCAATACCCTTGTGAATGAAGACTTGGGTTCTATCGTGATTAATTGCGGTACTGAAGATGCGAAAATCGCTGGTACTCCTTGCACTCCTTTGGTGTTCAGCTCTGATGAAGGCCAGGACGATAAGGAGGCTTGCAAGAATACGATTGAACTGGCATCCGAGATTCCTTCATCTCCTCTTGGGCGTATTCCTCTGAATTTGATTCCAGAAACAGAAGACCCGGATATTGATGGTTATTTAGGTTTAACAGCGGCAGCTGACGCTTCATTAGAAGAAGGTGTATGACAAAGAAAAAAGATAATTTAGAGCAGGCTGCTACAGTTGAGCAGCCTGCTGAAAATCTGGGTGCAGTGGATACAGCATCTGAAGCAACAGACGCTACATTACAAGCTAAAACCGATTCTGAATCGGTGAATACTTCACCTGAAGGTGCTACAGGCGATTTGAATGCGCAGGATGTAAATCCTTTTTATACTGCCGTGATTCCCTTTTTCAAGGCGAAACACCGGGAAGAAGAGGTTGTGAAGGTGATTGAATCTTGTGCTCAATACCTGCTTGAAAATATTCGCTTTGTCACCATTGGTGACCAGGTAGAATATACTAAGGATATGTTTATTGAGCATATTGAATACAATGGTGCTGAAGGTAGCCAGTTGGATATTCTCGAGGTATTGAAGCTGGCCATAGTATCTGAGTCTGTGTCTGAAAAATTTATCCTGATTGAACCTGGTTCCTATCTGATAGATAATGTAGGCTTGTGTCATATCGCCATCTTTAAGCATTTTGGTATGCTCAATCCAAATCGTTATACCGGAGCCGAAGCGGTTATGATGAAAAATACTGCCGCTTTGCTGAGTGATACGCTACGGCTTGCAGCGTATGATTACAATACGCATTGCCCGGTATTGCTGGAGAAGGAAAAGCTGACAGAGATGTTTGAAGAATGTCCGGAAATCCTTTCTGGAAAGTATCACTTACTCACTGTATATGGTTGTGCGTATGCGGTACACCCCATTCGTCTGGACTTCCATACAGATGGATGGATTCTTCCGGTCGTCTCACAGAAGCCTGACTCAAAGACGGTCGAACGGCTTATTGCAGACAAATGTTTCCTTTACCTGAAGCATTTTCAGGAGAATGTGAAATTTTTGAACCCATTCCTGGATACTAAGAAATGAAACAAACAATTCTCACCTGGTTGCGTGCAGGTGCGAACGCCGAAGAGGGTGTGCAGCTTCTTATCGAGGCGGGCGCACCCTCTTTGACTTTACGCCTGATCAAGTCCAATCCGGTGGCTAATCGCCGCCTGATGATTGACTGGTTGTGTAAAAAATATGGGATTGATGAAGATTATACCTATGTGGCATCTTCCCAGGTTGTGCTGTTTTCAGAACGTAAACCTAAATCGTTCCGTGATGAATTCCCTTTCCTTTCCGAACCGGATTGTCCGGCTGAACTCGAAGCGCTGGCATCGCGAAAATTCACCAAATATCACGCCTATGTGAATTTGCATAAGCAGCTTCGCGAATGTACATCTACCGAACAGTGCGCTAAGGTGGCCCGGGAACTGATTAACTCCTATCTCGAGAACCGGATGATATGGGAAGAATTGAATTACTACCAGCAGCATCATTCCATCCTGGGCAAACATCCGATATTTACTGCATTTCACCGCCGGAGAGAATTATTGACGTTGAATGTGAAGCAGCTCATGGTGCGTCAGAAAAGATTACGTAACAACATCTGGCGGGTTCAGGACGAGATGGCCAAACGGGATAAGCCACACCTCGAGCTGGAGCGGAGGGCACGGCTTCAAGCCTACCAGTCCGAGCTGGCAGAGATAAACCGGTTACTGGGCGATGAATAGGTACTTCAATCTGGACGAATTGTTTGCCGAGGTGAGACAATCACGCATGTACTCCCAGCGGTTCGAGAATATTCTGTGTTTCAAGCTGAATAATCTACGGGAACTGTGCGGCCGTCTTCCGGATACAAATGAAGCCTTCTTCATTGAAACCCGTAAGAGCTTCACTGCTTTTACCTTCATTGTGTACCTGATTCGCCATACCGGCTACGTGCGACACATCTATGTGGCCACTTATTCCACCAACGAGCGAATTATCAATGCACTGTTGCGATACAAGGATAAAGGGTTGATTGGTACCGTGCATCTTCATGTGTCAGAGACACTCAAGTTCCGTATGCCGCTGATTTTTGCAAAACTCAAGCAGCTGCATAACGAGGGTATCATTACGCTAACCTATGGATGGACACACAAGAAAGTGACTTGCCTGGACACGGATACCGGATGCTATGTGGTGGAAGGTTCCGGAAACTATGGAGAAAATGCCCTCGAGGAACAGTATGTATTTTTAAAATCGAAGAAAGTCTATGAATTCAGAATCGGTAATAAAATGGACAGATAAGAATCGTCCGGAATGGTTCTCCCTTATCCCCATAGAAGAGTACGAGAAACTGGCTGGGATAGGTTACACGCCCCAGCAGATAGCCATGTACTACAACATAGAGGTAAACGAATTTATGTTCTATTATAGCCTTCTTATGTCACCCCTGAAGTATCATTATGACCGTGGCCAGCTCCTTCAGACGGCCAAAGAAGGCATTTCCATGGCGGATGCGGCAGCAACGGGTGAGAATGTGACGCAGGCCCAGCGGTTGGACAAGATGCGCCGCGCAATCGAGTTTAAAAATAATGTTTCAAAAGTTTTTTTTGATGATTTAGATATTTGAGAGATGTTTGAGAAATCTTATTACGAGCAGCTGCAGGACTACATTGAGTCCGGTTGCAAATATCAGTTGTCCGAAGGAGAGCAGGACTACTATAATGCGCTTTTTGCCGTAGTCGGCATTACGCGCAAATACGGAAAGGATCGTGCCATCTCCATGCTCATGCACGAACCTTTCAGTTGTTCCCGACCCCGTGCCAGAGAAATGTACTACGAGGCCGTGAATCTGTTTTACCTGGATGATACCATTGAGCCTGCTGCACATCGTAATATGATTTACGACAACCTGATGAAAGCTGCCCAGACGGTACTTCTTTCGTCTTCAGGGGCGAAGGATATGGAGATATACGGCAATTTGCTGACTCAGGCTTGGAAAGTTAAACAACTTGATAAACCGGATAAGGTAAAACGGCAGGAAATCAAGGAGAAAGATATAAAAGTCTATACTCTTGATTCAACTCAGATTGGCGTGCCTTCCATCGACCGGACGGAACTTGCCGCACAGATTGATAAGATTCCTGACCTTACAGAAAAAGACCGTACACGCATTAAACGTGATGCGATGGTAATAGATATTAACTTTGAGGAGATTCTCGATGACACGCAAGAAAAAACTGAAAATTTCAGAGGATAGCGTGGAAACACGCTTCGCCAACTGGACAGCCCAGCTGCTGGCCATCATGATGCCCTGGTCACTCTATTGGGTGGCCGGTCGTGCATCTGCCAAGACAGTGCAGGTTTTGGCAGAACGGGTTCAGGAAGCAGCCCAGGACTGCCCGGGCGCTCCGTTCGCATGGGTGGCTGATACTTACTCTGACCTACATAAGAACGTGATTCCATCGTTAATTGACGGGCTCCAGCTGCTGGGGTGGGAGTTGGGCACGCATTACGTGATAAACGAAGCTCCTCCGGAAGAGTGGCGGTTGCGAATGTATAATGTCTGTACCGACTGGCGTAATACCATGGTTTTTTACACAGGCTTTAATTTTACCTTCATCTCTTTGGATCGTCTGGCCATTGGTGCCGGACGTTCCTACGTGGGCGTGTTTGGCGACGAGGTTAAATATTTTCCGGAAGAGAAGTTTACCAACTTGCTGAAGGCCGTACGTGGATTCTATGTGCGTTACGGACAGTCTGTGTGGTACCGTTCCAGGACACTGACTACCGATATGCCGAACCCTAACCATCTGGGTGAATACGATTGGATTTTGAAGCTGTCGGCGCAGAATAAAAAAGAACAGATTATGCTCATGCTTCGTGCCGGATTGGTGTATAACGAATGTAAGAAGACCTATGTGTCGCACCTGCAGGAGTACCGTGAACTGGTCGAACGGCAACGTACTGAGCGGACATTACAGAATCAGGTAGATAAAGCTGCCAGGGCTGTCGAACTGGCCCGTCGTAATATGAAACGCTGGGAAGAGCGATGGATTAAGACTCGCCGCCGTGTGTCGTTCTTTTTTATTTCTTCTTCTTATGTCAATGCGGATATATTGGGCTTGGACTGGTTCTCTGATGAATTGGCTGAAGGGCTGGAGGGCTTGTCTTGTAATATCCTTTCCATTATCCCGAAGATAGAGGCCAGCATGTTGTTCTATCCGAATCTGTCCATCCGGCATTTCTATGCAGACGGGTTCCTGAATAAGATTATAGACCAGAAGCCGCTGGGATGGCAGGAAGACTGTACGGTATTGCGTTACCATAACAACAACATGCCGCTCGAGGCAGGGATGGATGCAGGTAATATGTTGTCTCTGGTGGTAGGGCAGCAGCTGGGGCGTGAGTACCGCGTGCTGAAGGAGTTCTTCACACTTCCTCCGGATACCGTGCGGGAACTGGGGGCACAGTTCGTCCGGTATTTCGCTCCCCGGCGTACCAAGGTGATGAAGCTGTACTACGACCGTGCGATGAACAACTACAAGGGAGTGAAGGCGGATATGGCCACACAGATTAAGAATGCCATTGAATATGATGCAGAAGGTAGAAGGACCGGATGGCGTGTACAATTAATGTCTGTAGGACAAGGGAATATCGGTTCGAATCTGGAGTACCGGTTTATGTCTGACCTGCTGTCCGGGAACCTGGCTGGTAAGCTCTTCTCTCTGTTGATAGACCAGTATAACTGTCCTAACCTGAAGTCTGAGATGGAAGTAACCAAGACCAGGTTGGTAGATGATGGTGGTAGCCAGATGGTGGTAAAACAAAAGACTGGTGATAAGTTGCCGCGTGAGCGTCTGCCCAAAGAATCTACCAACCTGACGGATGCACTCAAGTACCTGCTCATGCGTAAGGAGTTCTTGCGTATATGGCAATCTAAGGTGACATCGTATGCCCCATAATGTTATAGACCGTTCGCTAAGGATGGTTGGATGCACTGCCGTACTACGGTGGTGCATTTTTTTGTGCCGTTTTGCAGGGGGTGGGATTCCGACTGCGTCACATTTCCCAAGGCGAAAATTAGTTGCAATCGCAACCGCTGGGCGGCGCGCGTCGGGCATAAACGTAACAAAAACCAAGGGTTTTTGATTCCTGCCACGGATTGAAACCTCTGTTTCAGTCCGTTAGATTTGCTGGGACAAGTTTTCACGCAAAAACTCGCCCCGAATTTCTGATAAATCACCCCATTTACATCGGTTCTTGCCCGAAAAATCCCCATTCCATCGGCAACCGCAGGCTATTTGATGATGGAATGGGGATTTTTCGGGTTAAGAGGTAGAAAGACACTCGGTAGTCTTTCTGAGGTTGCGAAGGCGTTCACGCAGCGGCCCACCCGCCCCGTTGCTCTCCCTACTGGCGGTATAGCTAAAGCTATGTATTGCTTGACTGCTCTTCTTTGTCTGCTCTTCGCCAATAATTCGGTATCACTTCCGCTACGGTTTATGCCTTTTGTACCTGCAAAGGTAAATGTTCTGCTTCGTATGCCAAGTTCAAGCTCTGTTCCTGAAAAAATCTCCACCCTTTCAGGGTAGTATTCAAGGCCGGGCTTTTCCGGAAAACTTGTCTTTATACGCTTCAGAACACCTTTTGAGCAGGTGTAAAAGGCGAAAACAAACCGCAGCGAAAGCGAACGGAATAAAAAAAAGCTCAGAGCAGGAAGAGCAGAAAGAAAAGGCTCAACACCCGAGCTCGGCACCAGAATAAATTTAAAACCTACCGATATGAAACCCTTTACCGAATCCATGCTAAACCAGTGCAGAAAGTACATGTTCAACTTCTTTGACTACCTGCCCACAAAATATCAGGCCAGCGCAAGAGACTGGCAGGTGAGAAAGTTTGTGTGGGCATTCAAAGACGGTAAATGTGCCGTTTCAGCTGCCCAGCTTGTCGCAAAGAAAATCCGTGAGCAGTTTGGGGCGTCAGCGAGTGACATGGTGTTTGTCTGTATCCCAGCCAGCAGCCAGCGAAAAAATGAAATCCGATACAGAGAGTTTTCGGAAGAAGTGGCCAGACTATCGGGAGCAGTAAACGGATACAGCCATATCACGGTAGAGGGTGAACGGCTGGCAATCCACGAGAGCAAGTCAGGGAAGCACGTAAACGATGTGCAGGTAATCAACTTCGACAAGGAGTTTTTCAAAGATAAAAAAGTGCTTGTCTTCGATGACGTGATAACCCGTGGTTACTCCTACGCTCGTTTTGCCTGCCACCTTGAAAGTTTTGGCGCATCCGTTATCGGTGGAATGTTTTTAGCGAAAACCTTATTTGTCTAACAATTTAATAAACAACATTATGAAAGATTTATTCGAAATTTGCGGAGAATGCCGCCACTTGAGCGACGCAGAAGTAGTTTATCAGCTCACTAACAACAAGGAAACAAGCAATCAGGTGAACGCCATGTTAGCGAACGGCAGCAATGTGTCAATAGAAGACATTTGCAACCTGCTGACACCGGCACGCAGAGAGATGGCACTGGCAGTCATTGAACTATACAAGAGAATCAAGGAACGGAAGAACAATTACAAGTGTATAACTTCCAGCGCCGACGTTTACGAAGTGATGCTTCCCTACATGGCAGACCTGAAAGTAGAGGAATGTTGGGTTATCTTCCTGAATCAGGCAGCCCGAATCATCCGCAAACAGCGTATCTCAGTCGGAGGGCTGGCGTCTACTCAGGTAGACGTAAGAGTGATTCTACATGAGGCACTTTCTTGCAACGCCGTATCTATGATACTCTGCCACAATCACCCGTCAGGTAATTTCCGCCCCAGTCAGGACGACGACCGCCTGACACATGCCTTACTGGAAGCGGGACGAATTATAAATATCAGGCTTCTTGACCACGTGATAGTAACGGATGGAAGTTATTACAGCTACGGGGACGAAGGCAGGCTGTAGGGGCTGCAAATGGCCGTAGCAGCGTTTAGGGAGGTGGGCAGCGTCGCGGCCGCCCGCCGCCCGATTTGCCGACAAACATAGTGCGAAGGCAAATCGGGCGGCGGGGAATAAGGTATTTCGTTTTTTTACGCCTGAAAACGGCGATTTTTATACGCAAAAGCGAATCGTTTATCTTTATAGTTCTTGTTAAATGATATTAATATGAGTATCATTTATGGTTGCTTTCTTTGTAAATGATACTCAAATGAGTATCTTTGTAGTGTTAATCAAGCGAACATTGAAATGAAGTACAACGAATTGGAACGGCTGATTAAAAAAGCCGGGTGCTTTGACACTGGAGAACAACAGAACGGACACCCAGTCTGGGAAAGTCCGAAAACGGGGAAGCGATTTTGTATGAGTAATCATGGAAAACAGGAAGTCGCAACCGGAACATTAAACGCAATTAAAAAAGCGGCAGGACTGAAATAAGTCCTGCCATTAAAAAATACACGATTATGAAAAAGGTATCTGCTATTATTGAAATGGCTTCTGACGGTAACTACAGCATCTATATGGATGCGGATGATATGGACTATTTGGTTACTGCTACAGGCGCAACGTCTAAAGAAGCTATTGAGGATTTCAAAAAAGGGTATGAGGATATTAAATCATCATACGAACGTGATGGAAAGCCTTTTGAAGAAGTTGAGTTTGAATTTAAGTATGACATGGCTTCTTTCCTCTCTTATTACACACAGGCTTTTTCTCTTGCTGGATTATCTCGGATTACAGGAATCAACAAGAGTCAGTTAAGCCATTATGCGACAGGACATCGCAAGCCATCGCGTACTACTATTGATAAAATACAAAAATCTGTACATGAGTTTGCGAATGAATTAAGTCAAGTACATTTCGCTTGATTAACACTTACCGAAATATCTTGACTAATGGGCGGAACTTTTCAACAAGTTCCGCTTTTTTTATTTAAAAGTTATTATCTTTGTAATGCCCGAACATTTAACCATATATGGTTGTTATAACCATAAAATATGAACTCCTTATCAAGATAAATCCGTAGTCAACCGGATTAAGGTGCAGGTTACACCTTTGGGCTATCTTGGTGAGGAGTTCGCCATTTGTTACTATGAATCCAGATTATGATGGTATCCCAGACTTACCGAATCCGGAGCCTATTCATCCGGAAACAGGTACGACTTCAATTGGTCATGATGGTCTCAGCAAATAGTTGAAATCAGAAATATAACAGAGGAAGCAATAATACCTGCTATAATTAAAGCAAAGGAAAAAGAAAATAGTATAGCTCTTCTTCTGTTATATTTTTCTTGTTCTTTTATAGCATTTTCTAATACCGATAATTCTTTAGCTAAAATGGCTTTATATTGAATATCATCTTTGACTCCTTTTAAGTTGGGGGCCATTTGATTGGGTCTGAATTCGCTTGGCTTTCTTCCTAAAGGTATGTATAAGCGTGGATATACTACTACCATCATGCAGATGGCAGCTAAAAAGGTTCCTATAGTAAGCGCAAGTAAAGATTGTATTATGGGATTCTCTATATTCCAGTGGATATATATGTAACTGATTAAAGCTGTCACTATTCCTAAGTCGATAGATAGTAACTTGTATCCTCTTTCTGTCGTATTTTTTTCTTGATCGCGGTGGTCGCTTAATCTTTTTTGAGCTGATTCATGATAAAATTTAAGAATGTCCAAAGACAATATATTAATAGTCTCTTTCTCTAATGTAAATTCATTCATTTTGTGATTGTATTGGTTTTCACAAAGATATGAATTTCATTATCAATCACAAAACAGGATACGCTAAAGGTTTATTCACAAATAAATATTTTCGTCACGAAAGTTTTTTACCTTTGCCGTGCATAATAAATATTTATTTCTATGAAAAGAGTTTTATTTTTAATTATGGCTTTTATTAGCCTGAACGTGATGGGCCAAGAGCCTTACAAAGTTTTCTGTGAATTAGTAGGTAGCGCAAAGTTCATGAGTACAAAAATCATTGTGACTGTAGATTTTGGACAGAAAGTGAAATTCTGGACTGGTTCTGCGAAGCAATACCTGGTGGACGATGAAGGAGAGAAACTGGAGTTTAATTCCATGGTAGATGCGATGAACTACATGGGTAAGAGAAATTGGGAGTTTGAACAGGCCTATGTGGTTACTTCCGGAAACCAAAATGTCTACCACTGGCTGCTGTCTAAAGAAATAACCTCTGACGAGCAAATCAAAGAAGGGTTCATGACAAAGGAAGAGTTTGATAAAAAGAAAGAACAGTAATCTGATTACCTTAACACGAACGTGCGAAGACCTCGTCACATTCGTGTCAAGACCTCGACGCGTACGTGCGGAGACCTCGACACGTACGTGTCGACCCTTTTTCGCCTTTATATTTTTATTTGAACGTACTTATTTTCGTAATGAAGGCTTTATGCCTTCCTAGATTATAACTTTAAAACTTATATCATGGATTTCTTCCTTATTATTCTTTTATTTGTTTTTGCTTTTCTTATAGCCCGGGCTATGGATCAAAAAAACAAATCTCATAACAAGCAAGGTTATACCTCTAATCATAGCTATGACGTATATAATAAAACAGATAAAACTATTCCCGTTTCTGATGAGCGGAAAAAGAATGGCGTTATATCTGTAGTCGGCGGTTTCTATCGTTCGTGGGAAGCAAAAAAATGTATCAGAAATTTATATGCTTGTGAAACTGTTTTCCTAAGAGAAGAACCAGACAATCCTTATGACCCTAATGCGATAATGGTGTTGTCTAAAAGAGGCTTACATATAGGATATATCTCTAAGTATAATATTCAGACAGTTAAAGACAGAATGTTGGAAGGCCCTGTCAAAGGGTCTGTCTTTGAGACAATGGATAGTAGATATGAGTATATGATAACATTGCTACCCATGGATGATGATGAAGAATATAATCATGCTATATATCTTTTCAATGAGCGAAAAAGGATTGAAGAAGATAGCAAAAAAATAGATAGGCTTAGGAATAAATTAGACTTTTATAATATCATAAGGGTTGCAGTTGATGACTTGGTTCCTCAGAAAAAGTATGCAAGTATCCATAAGATGTTGAAGCCTATATTCGAAGCTGGCGTTCAAGATGACACTTGTTACGAACTAATGATATGTTGCTGTCATTATATGGCTGACTATGACTCAGAACTCCAATATATAGATAAATATATCGAGTCAGGAAAGGTTAAGGATAAGGGATTTATCAATAGACGTAAATATCAGGTATTGCGTTTGTTAGGCCACCTTGTGAGCAATGACCAGATAGAAAATGAAAAAGCTGGCGTTGAAACCACTATTTTAGAATTGGACTTTTTTAATCGGATTGTATCATTACTAAGTGATGTGGTTGACCCAAACCGCATAGACTTTAGAGACTCGAAGGGCTTGTTTGCGGTAAATTTGGATAGCAATATACGCCGTCCTATTTGCAAACTGTATCTTAATGATCCGGATAAAATGTTTATCGGTCTCATTAATGATGATGGTAGCATCTTGAAAACTCCAATAACAAGAATAGAAGAACTGGATGATATAAAGGATGAATTGCTCTCACCCATACGACAATTCTTATAAAACAAAATAATCGGGCATGCTTCATTGCTACCCGATTATTGTTATTTATCGTTTGTCTTTTATCGCTTGTTTCATAAGCTGTTGACAACGTCGAAGTGGTGATATGGGAGTATAACCCATTATTTTAGCTATCCACCCATTTTGGCTAGTCTTAGTAATAAATTTTTTATTTTTTTTCATCTTTAAAAAACGATGGTCTGGACGCCTTTTCGTCTTTATTTAATTTCAACCATCTATTATAATTATAAATCTGACTTGAAAAAAACAACCTTTGTCGATGTTTTTTTTCAAAAAAACTCTATATTTGCAATGCACTACATTTGAAACAGGCGCGCGATGGCTCGCCAATAAACATTGCTGCGGGCATTTTTTATGTCCATAGCTTTGGCTATATACCTATAGGGTTCCGACCCCCGTGTGGAGCGTTAATGCGCCCACTGCCTGTTTCAGGTGTAGTGCAACGGGAAAGCGGAACCCTTTTTGTTTCCTTTCCCGTAATTAACCAACATATTGTTTCATTTTAAAGCACTACAAAAATGAAAAATCAAATTGTTCTGCCTGCAAGTCAGGTAAAAGAAAGCCGTATCTCGTTATGGCTGAACCGTGAAAACGTATTGTTCTCTTCTATCATGGAAGAGAAAGTTTCTAACCGTCAGGCTGTGCTTATTTCCCAGGCACTGGCTTCCTTCAGTATCCTAACCTGCTCCGTATTTACCCATTGGCTGGTAGCCGTGCTCTACCTATTATGGTTCATTGTGTCGTTATACCTTTGCAAGAAAGGAGGTTTACGATGAAACCTTGTATTGTGCCGGATGCAGCCGTAGATGTGATTCAGAACTGGACAGAACAGGATGGAGCCGCTTGTGCTGTCAGAGAACTTGATAAGGTAATAGATTATTTCATGAAATCACTCAATGCGGATGCAGAAGAAATACTGACTCACTTACGTACGGTTTATTTCGTCCGGAATGAGATTGCAGCTTTTATCCCTGAAGCCGAATCGAAAGGAGGTGAGTCATGAAACTGGTATATCGTATAGATACAGATGCTTGCCTGAATTCTGTGCTCGCTCTTGTCCATGAGATTCGCGCCGAAATGGGCCTTGTTCCGGAGCAGATACAAACGAATGACGGCCGTTCGATAACCTTTGACCTTCAGGACTGGAAACGTTTGAATCGTGGAGATATAACAGAAGATGAATATATTACAAGACACGTTGTCACTCAATAAATTGTTGTATCTTTGCATTGGCTTAGAATTCGAACATTTTTTGCAATTTTTTTTAGCCTCGCTTCGGCGGGGCTTTTTTTGTGTCCTTTTCTCTGTTGTTGTCTGAAGCTAATTTTGTACCCAAACAGATAGTAACTATGAATAGTTCAGACGATATTAAATTACTCTTTATCCAGGAAGAACTTTCCAAATTTGGAGAGGAACTGTGCGATGCACTGTCAGATGCCATCTATAAACAAAAGCTGATAGACTCCGGTTCTCTCCTTGATTCGCTGAATTATTCTTCATTCATGGAAGGGAAGAACCCGGGGCAGCGTGTATCTTTCTTCTCTTACGGTCGTTGTGTCGATATGTCCGGATACAAGAAGAATAAAACCAAAGTAAATACCAATCGTGAAGTGTGGGGAATCCGAGAGAATTCCAAGAAAAAGAATCGTTGGTACGCCCGTAACATGTATGGGGGCCTGAATCGTCTGATAGGTCGTGTCATGTATGGTCTGTCTGAACAAGAAATAACCCGATTAAAAGGAATTTTGGAAAATCGCATAAAAAATGGATAAGAAAATCGGAAATATCAATTTTGTGGATACGGCGGTCGGCACCTATGCCATCCGCATGGATTCCTTTCGTGATTCGCTGACACACCTGTTCGGATCTGCGGTGTCAGACTGGGAGTGTAGCCCTACGACGGTAGCCGGTGTACGTATCGTGCCCTGGGGGGCAGATAACGACTTGCCATCTTCCGTCCGCAACCTGCTCGAGAAAAATAACCTGGCACCAGGCATCCTTTCTCGAAAAACTGGATTGTTGTATGGTCAGGGGCCAATGTTGTACCGTGTAGGAATAGAGAATAACGAGCGCGTCCAGATGTGGACAACCGACCCGGAAGTGCAGTCGTGGCTCGACAGCTGGGACTATCGCCGTTTCATCCGGGAATCATTTACCGAATACAACCACCTGAACGGGGTATTCGTCAAGTATGTGTCCGCTCGATCCGTCCGTGTAGGACGTCCGTGGATACACAGCCTTGAGTGCTTGCCGTCTAAAGACTGCCGTCTGTGCTGGCCGGAAAATGATGAGAGATACCTGAACTCTGTCACACATATCCTGAACGGGGATTTCGATTTTTACGGAAGTCAGAAATATGTCAAATATCCGGTATTTGACCGACAACGGCCAGCAAAGCACGAAGTGGCCGTGAAATACCATTGTTTGCGGAGCTTTGGCCGAAATATGTACGCGATATCCTCCTTCTTCGGCTCAATGCCCTGGATGCATGATGCCAATTCGCTTCCGGAGATAATTGAGTACCTGAATAAAAATATGATTGCGGCAGCATACGTAGTGCATGTTCCAGAAGAATATTGGAATAAGAAGGCTGAAAAATACCAGCAGGCGCATCCGGAGGTGACGGAAAAGGAAGTGTACCTGCACATGGAATCACTTAAAGACCAGTTGTCGCGTGAGCTGGCCGATGTGATGGCCGGGAAAAACAATGTCGGTAAATTCTTCATGACGACTGATTACGTAGACCCTTCAGACGGCAAGACTCATCAGTTCCAGATAGAACCCATTGAAATGAACATCGACAAATACATTGAGGCACTGACCAAAATATCACGTATTGCCGACTCGAGCACGACAAGTGGGCTGGGGTTGAACCCTTCGCTGGCTAATATCATCATCGACGGGAAGGGTGATTCCGGCTCCCAGATGCTCTATGCCCTCAAACTGTTCTACGGTGCGGATACGCAGATACCTGAAGACGTATGCCTGGAAGCGATTAATGATGCCATTCATATCAATTTCCCGGATAAAAAGGATTTGTTTTTAGGGATATACCGAAAAGTGATTAACAAAGAAGATAATGTAACGGCCTCCAGTCGGGCCACAAACCAGGTATGACGATGAAACAGGATATAGAATTCCCTGAATGCTGGGAAGAGGTACAGCCAGCTGAATTCGCTTACCTCCTGAAGCTGCGTATGCTTCTGATATTGACACCTAAGGCGATTTCCCTGACTGATGTCAAACGCTTGTGGTGTCGTTACGTCCTTCGCCATCGTGGCCTGAAATCGAAACGGAAGGATTATTATTTGTTGGTGAACAGGCTGGCCAAGACATTGGACTGGCAGTGGAGGGTAGACGAAGAGACAAATACCATTGCCCTTACTTATGATTCAACGGTTAATCTGATTCCTTCCTGGTCCGGGTTCTGGGGCCCTGCATCGCATGGGGCAGATTTGACTTTCGGTGAATTTCGTTTTGCCGTAATCATGATGAACGAATACACTCGCACACATGATGTGGCTTATCTTAATTCATTGTGTGCGATTTTATATCGGCGCAAAAAAGACGGTAAACGTGTACCGTTTTCTTCGTCGAAATTGGGCAGGGCTGCGAAGGATATTGTGGGTATGCCGGACTACTTGAAATGGGGTGTGTATTGCTGGATGGCCAGCTTTTGCGAATTTCTGTTCAATGGTACGTTTATCCTGGATGGCTGTGAAGTCTGTTTTGCTTCCATCTTCACTTCGTCTGGGAAGGATAACACGCCGGAACAGTCGCTCGGTATGAACTCAATACTGTTCTCTGTAGCGGAATCGGGTGTATTCGGCGGTATTGAAGAGGTCGACAATACCCAGTTATTGCGGGTATTGCTCAAGTTATTGGATGACAAACAAAAAGCAGATGCTATTCTAAAATCAGCTAAAAACCATGATATTCAATCTTAATAAACAGGGCGCAGCTGAATTGCGCCGGATGACCGGCAACTATTATGCCGGTAACGATTTTTCGGCCATAGAAATGGACATCGAGGATGCTACGGATGAATTAATCCAGGTGATTGGCCGGGCTGTATACGACAAGGCCGAAAATGCTTATCTGAAGGGTGAAGGTAACGACCAGGTGCGTTTGGTTCAGCTGGTGCAGCGGCCTATTGCATTATTGGCCACACTGCATTACTTCCAGCGTAACGATGTCAGTCATGAAGACAGTGGCCGCAAGGTGAAGCTGTCTTCCGACGGTACCGACAAAATCCCCTGGGAGTGGCAGCTGGACCGTGATGACAGTATCCACCTGCAGGCGTATTACAGTGCGGTGGAGCGATTGATTCGCTGGCTGAATGAATCAAAGGATGCAGATTGGCAGAAGTCTGATGCGTATCGTAATGCGGCTGGCCTGCTGATTCGTTCCGGACGTGAGTTTGATTCCTATTTTCCTATTTCACAGTCCGAACGGATGTATATTCTTTTGCTTCCCTTCCTTCGTGAGGTACAGATTGCCACCGTGGCGCCTTCCTATGGTGAAGGGTTTGAAACGCTTTTGGAATCAGCCCCCTCTGATGTAAGGTATGCGGCATCTAAGGCATTGGCCTTGCTTACTATGTCGGTGGCATTGCGGAGAATGCCCCTTCAGCTTATCCCTTATTCGGTTGTGCAGGGATTCAATGCGGCAAACGGGATGGCCGATTCACAGCCTGCATCGCTGGCCGATACCCAGCGGATGGCCGCCATGCTCGAGGCGGATGCGGCCGACTGGCTGGAGCGCATGAGACAGTTACGTGACGGTACTTCAGGTGAAGACATTCCCCTGCTACCATCTAATTCTAAAACTAATAAGTATTTCAGAGTATGAATGTGATTCAAAGACCGGGCGCTGTCGAGCTGGCTGCCGACATGCCCGATTACATCATTGATACGGATTCTACTATCACATTTGCGGTGCAATTCAACGGGCAGACGATACTGTCTGAAGAGTATGTGCCGGATGCGGCATACCAGGTACGTGTGCGTAAGCTGGGCCGTTTCTGTGCAAAAGCCTTATGGGGTGTGTGGCCGACAGGTAGAACTCTTTTTCAACAGAAACTATCAGGAACTTTCAGTTTCCTGATTAATGGAGTTAAAGACGCTGATTCCTATGTGCTGTTTTCTCGTTTTGCTTCGAAAAAAACGGCAGATTCTCCGGGCGTTCTTTCTACAATTCAGGATAAAATATCACGCCCTGGTAGTTATGAATATGTAAGTTTCTTCCTTTCATCTGGTCAGAAAATTGACGTAACTATTTCAGATGTGAATGGGGAAGTGAGTTCTGGTACACTTTACACACACGCTGGTGAAAGGGGTATATGCACGCTTGATTCTTCATATTCACGTATTCAGGAACTATTCCCAGGTAAGGAATTTTATTCATATTCGGTTGGCAATATGACATTCCACGTAGACCGTACATCTTACACCGAGAAGTTCGTTTTCCGTTTCCTGAATATGTTTGATGTGCCGGAGACGGTATGTGCGGTTGGCTCCATGGTGTTGAAGGGTTCAGATGACAGTGAAACGGGCTACATGTGGGGTATCGAGCGTAAGTTTGTGGTAAACCCATCAGATGAATATACGGTAAATTCTGGTGCAATATTACTTCAGGCGGATTACAAGTTATGGCATGATTTCGTTGGTGCGCAACAGGTGCAGATTTTGGTGGATGGCACCTGGTATGATATTGTGATTACGGCTAATAATTTCGAACGTGATTTCCGGAAAAATGTGCTGAAGACGGTGGAGTTCTCTTTCCGCTTCGCTGATCCGGACAACAACAGAGTATTATGATAGATATTAAGGCTTTTCGTGAATATATCAGCGAGCTGGTATATGAAACCAATCAGGAGTTGGAAAATAAGATAGAACACATCGTACTTTCGGTGAACGAGTCGCACATGACCAAAAAGTTGCAAAATAAATCCGGTGTATGTTTGTGTGTAAGTTATCCGGATGCGCAGGCGGTCGGTGAATCCGATAATGCGAAAGATTCCCAGCAGGCTTTCATCTTCGTATGCCAGCGTGTTTCCCCTGGACAGTTGGATGAGGAAGGTGAGTTGGCACTTTATAGTGAACTTCAGCATATCATGCTTGTTTTTCGTGATTTCTTGCGCGGAGCGGAGAGTGATTGTGTTGATATTATTCCTGAAGAATCATATAAGATTGAATGGGAGTATCAGATATTCGGAGGGTTGAACGGGCTTTCCATGGGACTTAAATTCACAAACTATGACTAATTTATACATAGATGGTATTGCGGTTGTGCTGCCTTCAGAGTTTTCCATTACAGTAAAGCAGGAAAATGCGTTCTTCACCAAAAACGGCGAATATACGTATGACATTGAACTGTCTCTTCTTGTTCCGGAGAATGCAAAGCTGTACGGTTTTTTGAACCGACTTAACATTACCGACCGTCCGGCAACTAAAAGAAAGGCCGTACTGGTGGCCGACAACAGGGTGTATCTGAACGGTACGGAGATTATCACCGGATGGACAGATACCAAAGTCAGCATTCAGTTGGTGTCTGGTAATTCCGAGTTAAATTATTTTGTTGGTTCCGATGAACTGATTTCTACGTTGGCGATGAAAGAGACAAACCCGGTGGTGAACGGTTCTGTCTCTACTGATTATGTCAAAAAAACATACCCTGATGTAGATTATAACCTGATGATGACATACGACAGCCTGCATCAGGTGGATAAAAATATATGGCTGTACAGACTCTACAATAACGATATTAATAATCCTTATGCCGGATACATCGTGCAAAAGGAGAACATTCAGCCTTATGATTATATCCCGCAGCCTTATCTGTGCGCATACATGCGTGAACTGCTGAAGGCTTTGGGATATACACTTGAATATAATGCCATAGAGGATACTCCATATAAGAGTGTTTATATTGTACATGTATGCGAAACATACAAATGGAATGAAATGTTACCTGGGTGGACGGCTAAGGATTTCCTGCAGAATATAGAAACCATGTTTAACGGCTCTTTTTTGATAGACCATCGTACCAAAAAAGTCTCATTTCTTCTTAACGTATCTTATCTTCCTAAGGTTCGTAATGTGCACTTGCAGAATGTAGTTGATGCTTACACGGTCGAGGTAGAAGAAGAGGAAGAGTCGGATGCGGTTAATTCTACGGTAAAATATAAGTTACCATCTTCCGAGTATTATAAAATGCGATGCCTTCCGGATGTGGTGAAAGAAGCAGCTAAGCATAAAGTAATAGATGAAGGCTTGTTCGCATTTTTTGGGAAACCGGAAAATCAGGTGACGGACACGATTTTTGATTATCAGTCAGTGAATCGGAAGATTATCTATTTAGAGGGTAGTGGTATCATGTCTAACCTGGAAATGGTGGATGAACTTGCATCATTGGTGCGCGAAAATGCGGAGTCTGAATTGGAGTTGGAATTTGTTCCTGCTGAATTGACTGAACGGGCATTTTACATGGAAGGTATTGAACCGAGTGAATTTTATTTTGGTCAATATTACATTCCGAGCGTATCAGTATCAGATGATGAACCGGATGAAACCACTTACGATTCGATTCACAACATGGTGAATAATCTTTCCGAAAAAAAAGAAAGCAAGTCTAATATTTTCCTGGCCTTTTTTAGAGGACTTAATCCTGTTCAAATAGGTGTGATGCCTGCTAACTCATATCCGTTGGCATTTATTGACCGATTTTTCC